GCCCCGCCTCCACACGATCCATGTCGGCAAGCTGTTGTGCAGCTGTCTGGCGCAACGCGTCTTCTTCCGAGATCGATCCCGCATCACGCTGAGCTTCGATTCGATCCAAGGCACGCTTTGACAGCGCTTCCTCAACCTCTCCACGCTTACGCAGTGCAGCCAGACTGTTGTCAATGCCGGCGACGTAGACGTCGTTGTATTCACGGCGAATCGCGCTCAGCCGCTTCTGAATTTCCTCTTCGGGTACACCCAGCGCTTTGCCTTGGGTCTTGGCGGCATCCATCGCCATATCCCGCTGCTCCTGGCGGCTGCGCAGGATCTTCGCTTTGTCGTCCCAATCCCGTTGCAGCATTTCGCGTTGATTCGCGATGCTTTTGTCTTGGGCAGCCTTTTCCTCCGCCTTCGCTTTCTGCTGAATGCCTTGAATCGTGCGTTGGTTCGCTGCCAGCAGCGCCTGCTCGGACAGCACGTCCCGGTCCTTGGACGGGTCGTACGCCTCGCCATCGCGGTTTTTCCCGATCCGCTTGAGGCGCTCAATGCGCGATTCCATGGCTTTGCTCTGTGCATCCAGCGCCGCCATCTGCTGATTTGGACCTTCAACCCGGCCACCTGCGAATTCGACAACTGCGTCCCACGCTTCACCAGGTAGCTTCTTCAGATTGATCCAACCCCGCTCCCAGGCCGAGAGCGTGGCCAGGACTTTATCCTTTTGGCTGGCCACACCATTGGCGTAGGCATTTTGAGCGATGCTTGCCGCATCAATCATGCGGCCCTGCTCTTGCGCTGCCTTGACGGCCCGATAGGTTTCGGTGGTCACGAAACCGTATTGATCTCCCATGGAGCGCAGCGTGGTAAGCGGATCTTTGCCAAGCGCAGCAAATTCCTTCGCAGTGTCCTCGACGCTCTTGCCGAGGATTCGCTGCGCATCCACAGCAACCGTGCCGAACCTTTCCAGGTTGGCTCCAGCAATGGCACCTGTGCTTGCCAGAGCAGTCAGGGCCTTGGCAGACGCGGCCTGCGAGCCATTGATCAGCTCCATGCTGTTGGCCATGTCGGACATCTGGCCGGCAGTGGTGCCTGCGATGTTACCTGTCATGATCAGCGCGCGCGAGTACTTGAGCGATTCGTCGTAGCCGGACTTGAACGCCAGTGCGCCGGTGGCCACCAACGCGGCAGTGACGGTGTACGGATTGATCAAGCCAAGCACGGCCCCACCGAGTGCGCGCGCCGCGCCGCCGATGCTGCCGAACATGTCGCGCAGCTGGCCACCCTGCTGGAGCAGAACCGTCAGCGGCGCTTGGCCACCCTGCAAGCTGACGATGATATCGGTCATCTGCGCCGGCACGTTGCGCAGCGCGGCGTTCATTGCAGCCGCCGACATGCCGCCACCCTGCAGGGCGGTATCGGCCGCGCGCAGCTGATCGATGAACGGTTTGGCGCGGGTGGTCACACCCATCTGCGCGGCCTGCAGCTCGAGCAGCTCGATGCGCGTCTTCCCGATCGCCTGAGCCTGATTCTCCAGCCCTTTCAGGAATGAGTCCTGGCCAGCGCGCGCCTGTGCTGCTTCGCGCTGGGCCTGGGCCAGCATCCGCTCGCCGTAGGTGGCCTGCTCCTGTGCCAAGCGCAGGTCGCGCAGCTTGGCAATCAGTGGATCGGCGGCGCTCGACGCGCCGACCTGCGCCGCGCGGTAACGATGCACTTCGTCGGTTGACAACCCGAACAGCGCAATTTGCTCGCGCAGGCCTTGTAGAAATGCGTTACGCGATGCGTCGGCTTGAACAGATTCACGCTGGGCCAGCGCCGCGGCGCGCGCGGCGGCCTCGACCTGCTCCTGGGCTGCGCGCATGTTTTGCAGCTGCAGGATCAGCTGGGCGGCCTCCTGCGACGCGCCAGCTTGAGCAGCGCGATATCGCAGCACTTCTTCGGTCGATTTACCGAACAGGGCGATTTGCTCACGCAGCCCGGCCAGGAAGGATTCTTTGTTGGCTTGCGCCTGGGCCAGCTCACGAGCGGCCACAGCTTGGGCACGCGTCGACTCCGTCGCTTGGTTCTGCGCGGCCTCGACCGCGCGCAACTGGTTCAGGTATGGAGTCAGCGATGCGGGATCCACGTTGCGCTGGCGCGCCTGCGCTTCGTAATAGGCAGCGGTGGTGCGGCCGCCCGACTCCATGGCCATTGTCGTGCGCTGGATTGACGCAATGATATTGCGCTGCGCAGATTCCACACTTCGCGCGGCGCCGGCGGCACTGGCGCCCGATTGCGTGATCGCCTGGCCAGCGCGCTGCGCGGCATCAATCGCCGGGCGCAGCCCAGCCTCGACGCCGGAGGCATCCGCCACCACCCGAATTGTTGCGTTGTTGACGATATCGGTCATGGCGAGCCTTGAAAATAATTTAGCCCCGGCACGCAAGTGCTCAGGGCTGTGATGGTTGTTTCCTACTCGTCGCGGTCATGCATAGCGCCGAGCGCGGCGTACTCCATCGTCTGAATGTCTCCTTCGAGGTCGTCATAACCCTCGGCAGACAAGCCCATCCGATCCATCTTGCGATGCAGCGGGCCATAATCGAGGCCGATGATTCCCATGCCCCCGGCGCGCCACTGCGTGCGCATGAACGAGAACAGCACGTAGGCATCCCAGTTCTCTGGCCACACCTCGACGTCTTCATCCGGGAAGTCTTCGGGCGTGAGGCACGCCGCCTCCATCTCGGCCAGGTCCTTTTTTGACAGACCCGGCTTGTACATGGATTCGGCGACCGCCCTTAGTTTCCCAGGCGGCCTTCGTTGATCGCGGTGCGGTAGTCGTCCTTGATCGCGTCGGCCATGGCCGGCAGCGTGTCGACCAGTTCAGCAACGCCGTGCTTGTCGAATTCAGCGTCCAGGTTCCAGCTGTCGACGATCGCCAAGATGTAATCGACAGCAACCTTGGTCTGGCGAGCCACGATCTCGGCCTGGGTCATCGTGAATTCTGGAATTGTCTCGCCAGCAGCTTTCGCCTTTTCGACGGCCGCCTTGAAGCGCTCGATTTCGACATTCGCTTCGTCTTTCAGCGTGGCTTGGAACTTGTCGGTCAGCTCAGCCAGTTCGGTGCGGCTGCGGTACTTGAACGTCACTTCCATGCAGCCGGTCGAGCCGTCGAGCATGATGCACTTCACTTCTTTCTTGAAGCCGGTCGGGCGCTTGCCGAGGACGATCTTGTTTGCTTTGGTTGCCATGATTTTTATCTTTCAGATGGGTATAAAAAAACCGCGAGGGGCGACCTCGCGGTTGGGAAAAAGCCCGCTGGTGCGAGCTGGCAAAACTTGTTACGTGGCGTAGCGAACCGGGCGGTTCTGCAGCGCGCAGCCGCCCTTGACGGCCATGACGTTGCCCTTGGCCATGCTTGGGGTTTCGTCGAACGAAATGTAGCCGTTGAACAGGATCTTGCTGCCGCTAGGCAGGTCGGCGCGCAGGGCGGCGATCTTGCGCGAGTCCGCGATCTTCTTCATCGCCGCGTGGTGTGGCAGCAGCGGGTCGTCGGCGATCGTCAGGGCCAGGCTCTGCGCGTTGTAACCGTCGGGCAGATTGATGTCGTTCTCGTTTTCCATCAGGCTGACCGAGACGTACTTCGGATCGCCGCCGGACGGCTCGGCAGTCAACACCTGCTGGATCGGAATCCACGTCGTGATCTTGCGCAGCGCGCCGGCGCCCATACCGACCGGGAACAGGTTCACTTCGGTGGTGTCCATGCCTTCCAGGGTGACCGAAGTACCAGTCGCGGCCTTGGCGCGGAACACACGATTGGTCATGCGGCTCCAGCCGCCGACGTACTCGAGGTAGTCGCCGGCGGCGAAGGTGTTTGCTGCAGTGGTGAGGACCGTTTCCGCTGCGTTCGATGCGGCCGTGACGCCGACAGCGGCGGCGTAGATGGTAGCGATTGCGTATGCGGTACCGGTCGGGAGCGAGAGTGCCATTGAAGGGCCTTTCAGTGAAGAGACCCGTTTCCGGGCCGTTGCGCCCGTTCGGGCAAAGAAAAAGCCGCCTGCGATTTCTCGGGGCGGCTGGGAATGAAACTGGTAGGGTCAGCAGAACAGCATGAATTCCTGCACGGCTCCGCGATATTCCGCATCGTATGTGTCAGCCGCAGTGGTCAGCACCTCGACCTGCAGCGCTCGTGACGCTCGGATCGCGTCTTCGGCTTGCATAGCCACCTGCGACGCTTCGACGGATGTCGCAGCCCACGTGTTGATCTGCACGCGCGTGAAGCGCTTGCTCGGGCGTTCACCGGTGACGAAATTGATTGGGGGACCGCCGATAAATTGGTAGGTGATATACGGCGTCGGCGTCTCAGGTTCCGCGATCCCGGGAAAAACCCGGCCATCGACCAGGTCGCCCAGCAACTGGAAAATTTGCTCGTGCGGTGTCATCGTGTGTTCCTTGCCATTTGCTCGGCCAGCGTGCGCGTCATGAGGTCGACCGCCTCGTGCTTCTTCATTTCGTAAGCAGGCCGCATGAACGGATATGCCCGAGTTCGCTTGTTTCCGTACTCGAGCTCTGCCGCGCGCCGATGCGCCGCCCAGCCGATCGTGCGGCCGGTGCGTTTGCTGACCGTCGTATTTTTCGGAACAAACTTGTGCCCATTCTCCACCCAACGCCAGTAATAGGCGCCGTTCGAAGCTGCATTCCCGTTTCGAACCGTGACCAGATAGACCTGCTTCCTGGCGCCGTCAGATTCTTCCTCCATCCGCTTGACAATGATGTTGTCAAAAAGGATGCCGGTCTTTTTGTTCGACAGCGCGTTTTGCTTGGCCTGGTCGCGAAACAAGTCGGCGCCGGCGAAGCCGATAGTGCGCAGCATTTCTTCATCAACCACGCTATTGACCTGGTTGACGGTCTCCTGCACAGCCTCGATAAGGCTTGACGGATCAAAATCCATTATTTGGTCGCCTCACACACAAGAAACACGAAGTCCCGATCCTTCGAGTCGGGTAGCACCGCTTTGATGTCGTAATCGATTCGCTTGTAGCGCGCCTTCATCGTCGCATCGACATCCGAGCGAACCCGGATCCTGATCGAACACTTCACGATCGAAACGTCAGCATCTGCGCGCATAGCTTCGGCGCCGGACTGGAACTTTACATTCGCCCAAATCTCGGGAAGCCGCGTCCAGGCTTCTGGAAGTCGCTGGCCAGCACCATCCCGGGCCGTTGTGCGCCTCAGTAGCGCAATGCGGTCGTTCATCATGTGATTACCACCTCTGGCCACAGCAGCCGCTTAACGTGCTCGTTTTTCGTCTGCCCGCCGGACTGGAAGTGCTCGCTCAGGCGCGCCAGGATGAAGCCGGAGATGGCGTCCGGAACGGTCGTGTGGTCGGGCCCGTAGCCGCATCGGATCTGAACCTCGACCGAGTTGACCGAGCGTCCCGTTGCTGGCCAGGTGCGGCCCGGTGCGGTAAGAATGAAGCCCGGCTCGCTTTCGCCGTCGACCTGGTAGTCCTCTGGATGGAGCGTCTGCAGGACCATGTCGGCGTCGTAGAACTTCAAGTGCACCACTTGGAGCAGCGGTGGCCGGCGAAGCGCGATCGCACCCTTGAAGCCGTCCAGCGTCAGGCGCCAGGTCTGCTCTATAACCGCGCGGTTCGTTTCGCCTTCCGCTTCAGTAGTGTAGGTCCGGATCGCACGCTGGATTTCGCCATCAAGGGGCGACGTGCCGTCTTCGCCGACGTCCACACGCGCGGCCGTGCGCGCTTCGGTCATCGAAACCGCCAGGCCGACAGGAGGAGTGATCAGCTTCCAGCTCATCGTGTCGTCCCCTGAACTGCTGGCGGGCGGCCGGCGCCGTGCGGCGCGCCAGGTGCTACCGGCGCGCGCGCGTATTCGACGGCGGCCTCATCCTGCTGCTTCAGCAGCTCGGTGTTCGGCACGCTCGGCAGTTGCGATGCATCGATCATCAGTTGTCCACCCGGTTGAATTGAATGGTGCGGTAGAAGCGCTCGCTGTTCGCACAGTCGATGCGCAGGTCGCAGTAGTTGACGCCGGCCGGCAAGGTGTCCATGCCGCCCAGCTTCACCAGGATCAAAGGCCCCTGGATCACAGCCGCCACCAGCACGCTCACGCCTACCGGCTGCGCCAGCACCGCGCTAGCGGTGGTGTTGCTGTCGGCCAGGTCGTTGCTGATGTCGGCCACGAAGTAGCTTTCGTCGTCCGCATCCTTGTTGAGCGACCACGACCCCACCTGCTGCTTGAACCAGATCGTGCGGTCGAACCGCTCACCGTTCGCACACGTGACACGGAACGTGCAGAAGTTGGCCGCGCCGGTGGCGGCATTGAAGCCGCCAAGCTTCACCGGGATCAGCTTGCCCTGAATGACGGGCTGCTGGAGCACCGTCACGCCGGCGGCAATCACCGCGACGGACGCGGCAGTGGTCTTGCGCTCGTCCAGGTCTACTGTGATGTTCGCCACCCAGTAGCGCTCATCGAGCGGGTGCTTCTCGCTCCACCACCGCCCTGCCTCGAGATACGGCGCGTTTGGCACGGCCGCGCTCGGCACAGTGCCAAACGCCACCACGCGGGTGCCGCCCGGGAAAGCAACCCGACGAGATTCAGCAACCGTCGACGCGACGACCGCATTCTGCGCAGGCTGCTCGTCCAACGTTTTGAAGCTCTTCTCCAGCGGCGTGGCGCGGTTGCCAGCGGCGTCGAGCGCGCGCATCCGCACTGCGTGCGCAGTGCCCGCAGGCCGGC